TTAACACTTAAACAACCAGCTACATTTACAGAAACAGTAATAGGAGAATTTTAAATGGCCAATACTCAGGCAATGGCAACCAGTTTCAAACAAGATATTCTAAACGGTATTCACGCTTTCGGAACAACAGTTGTCCGTGCAGCAACTACTAAAGACACTTTCAAAGCAGCACTTTACTTATCTACTGCTAACATCGGTGCAGGCACTGGTGCTTATTCATCAACCGGTGAAGTATCAGGAACAGGTTATACTCCTGGTGGTGTTGCAGTTACTACAGCTACTGCTCCATCAACTTCAGGTACGACAGCGTTCTTTACTCCATCAGCATCAATCGTATTTTCTAACGTGACTTTAACTACAGCATTTGATGCAGTACTTCTTTATAACGATACTGCTAGTGGTAAAAATGCTGTATCAGTTCATACATTTGGTGCTCAAACCGTTACTGCAGGTACATTCACATTGACTATGCCTACTAACGACTCAACAAATGCTTTGATTAGAATTGCTTAATAAATAACTATAAATCTTATATTATTATAGAGAATTAGATAATTGCTATGATATAAGTTTTGGTTTAACTACTTGCAAAGGATACTGACAAGTTAATGGCTATTATATCTAACAATTCATCTTATTATGCTAGTGATTGGATAGCACTCGATTATACCGTACCAGGATATATTACCCTTGGTACGGGTTTCGTTTCTTCAATAGCTTACGTCAATCTTTCAGTATCTACTTCAGGCACTTCTGCCACTTCTTCTTTAGGTTCATTTGGTTATACAGTTTCTGGTGGCGTTAGTCTTACCGGTAATACTGCAACTACTTCTGTTGGAACAGAACCTAATAATCACGCAATATCTACTCTAAATGTAACTTCTTCTGGTAGTATAGGAACAACAGTTTCTAATGTCAGTATTGCTATATCAGGAACATCATCTTCTAGTTCGATTGGTTCAGTATTACCATCATCTACTACAGCAAATATTGGTAACCAAGGAACAAACTCTATTGGTTCAGTATTAATATCCAATACAGTTACATCATCTGGAAATTATGCCACTTCTAGTATCAATTCCGTTGTTGGTTATATTTCAACCTCATTGTCTGGTTTATCTGGAACTGGTGCTTCGGGTTCCGTATTAGAATCAACTACAGTTTCATTACAAGGCAATACAGGTTCTTCTTCAGTTGGTACAGAACCTAATAATCATATACTGACAACTAGTGGTGTTGTTTCATCGATTTCAATTGGTTCTATTGCCAATGCTACAACCATTGCATTAACTGGTAATATAGGAACATTTGTAATAGGAACTGAACCTAATAATACTACACTATCAGTTACTAATGTAACAGGTAGCACTTCTGTTGGTTCATCAACTACATTCAGTTCGGTATTACTAACTGCCAATGAAATTCAATCTTATGTTGGTAATACGTTATCCAATATAACTATCGGATTATCATCAGTATCTGCATCAAGCCAACTAAATTCAGTTTCTTCTGTAGTATCGTCAGAAATTACTTCAGTAACTAGCACTACAGATGTTGGTTCAGTAAACCATGCCCGTTCTTATGGTGTAATAGGTAACACAGGAACATTTGCATTAGGTACAGAACCTAACAGCACTACTGCACCTATAACTAATAATTCTATTAGTGCAAATGTTGGTAATACAAATTCTTATCTTGAAGTAGCAACAACAGGAAATTCAATTACTTCAGAATTGAATAATCCTAATACAGAATTGACCTTGAGTTTGAGTGGATTAAATTCTACCATCAGCACAAGTAATCTTACTAGCACAATTTCTTCGGAAATATTATCTACTAGTTTAATAAGTTCAATTGGTTCTGTTGTTTATTCTATAGAAACAAATGTTGCTGGTAATACTGGTTCTTCCTCAGTCGGTACTGAACCTAATAATCATATACTAACAACTAGTGGAAATGCATTAGCATCAGATATTGGTAATCTGTCTTATACTATAGATTTATCCACATCCGGTGTTCAAACATCAACTAATATTGATTCCGTTTCTTCTTATAACACACTATCGATTACTAGTATCCAGTCCAATACTAATATTGGTTCTATCAGTGCTATAAGTTCAAGTAATCTTACAGGTAATACTGGTTCCACATCAATAGGAACCGAACCTAATAATATCATCGTTGGATTGACCAGTGCTATTAGTACAACTGAAACTGGTTCTCTTTCAGTATCAAGCACAACTGCTGTCACTAAAAACACATCGAGTACTTCAGTTGGTAATTTAACTGCAGTACAAACTGGAAGAGCATCTCTTGCTGGTAATCAACTATTAGGTGAAGTAAATTCTCCATCTTATAGTTCAGTAATAGCAATATCTGGTAATAGTTCTAGTATATCAACAGGAACTTTATTACCGGTAACATCATCAGGTTCTTCTGGTAACCAAATTGCTACTAATATTGGCCAACTTGATTATACTAAATCTGGTTCAACTTCATTATCTGGAAACTATGCTTCTGGTAGTATAGGAAACGAACCATCATTTACTAATAATGCATTATTTGGTTCTAGTATTACTTCTTATGTTGGTACCTTATCTAATACTAGAACAAAAGGTATAACAGGAACATCAGCATCTGGTTCTATTGGAACAGCATTAGTTATTAAATCTGTACAACCATCATCAGTATCAACTAGTATTAATATTGGTTCTGTATCCAAATCCATTACAGTTGGATTAATAGGAAATGCTGGTACGTCTATTGCAGGATATATTGGAACTACTGACGACTATTTGATAGCAATTACTGATATAGTTTCTTCTAGTAATATCGGTTCAGTTGTAAAAATATTATCTAACCCATTATCAAAAGTAACAGCAAATACTAATGTTGGCACATTTGGAATTACAAGTTCATCTACTGTAAACCTTACCGGTGTTCAATCTAATATCAGTATTAGTCAAGAATCGAACAATATTACTATTGGAATAAGCGGAAATTATTCTAGTACTCAAATAAATTCTTGCACAAAATCACTGTTAATTGATCTTAATGGCGTTCAATGTAATACCCAGTCTAGTGATTATGGAAAAGATAAAACTATTGGACTATCCAGTGTTACTAGCACAATCACTTTAGATTCGATATCAATTACCAAAGAAATATCAGTATCAGGTAATCAATTATCCAACAGTATAAATAGTTTATCAATCACAAGAGATACTGTATTATCTGGAGTGTTAGGTACAGGTTCAGTATCAATAGTAAAAACTACTCAGCCACTATACATCAAACATCTTGGAAATGTTCAGTTTGTTCAGTCTCATATTGGACAAACAGCATTGCAATTTGTTACTGTACATAACAATAAAGATTCACTACAGTTTATTGAAACTCATAGAATAAAAGGTAAATTTACATGACGGATTTTGTAGAAGGCGACACAGGAAGTGCTATAGAATTTACTTGTGTAGATTCAAATAACTTCGATCCTATCGATCTAACAGATTATACTGCTACTTTACAGTGGAGAAAAAATAAAATTCTTCAATCTAAACTTATGCAGAAGGTCGATAATATTAATGGCATAGTCCGGTACATTTTTATAGCAAATGAATTAACTGCTGGAACAATGTCTTTTGATGTAGTATTAACAAACACTTCAACTACTCAAACTCTTACTTGTAAAGATTTGATAAGACTTGATGTTAGAAAGAGAGTATAAGAATGGCAACACATAGTAGAGAACAACTTAAACAATATTGCCTTCGTGCATTAGGCGCCCCTGTACTTGAAGTGAATGTTGATGATGACCAGTTAGAAGATAGATTAGACGAAGCATTGGAATACTGGAGACAGTATCATCCAGATGGGGTTGAAAAACTCTATATGAAACACAAGATTTCAGCATCAATCATAACATTAACTACACAGACTGCTACTTCTTTTACTGTAGGTGAAACTGTTACTGGATTAACTTCTGGTGCTACCGCTGAAGTTGCTACAGAAATCTTCGAATCATCTTCTGGTGCTAGTCTAATGACCAAAATGGTTAAAGGCACATTCGTACCAGGTGAACACATTGTTGGTTCAAAATCGGGATACGACACAACTATAGTATCTTGTGTTCTTGGCGTATATGATAACAAGTATATTGAGATTCCCGATTTGGTTTATGGTATTACTAATATTCTACCCATCAGCAATAGTACGACATCGACCAATACTATTTTCAATCTTCAGTACCAACTACGATTAAATGATTTACATGACTTGACTTCCACATCAATGATTTACTATACTACTGCTATGAGTTATCTTGATTTGATGTCTTTTGTGTTGAATAGAGCACCGTCGATAAGATTCAACAGATACCAAGGCAGATTACATTTGGACCTCAATTGGGAAACTGATGTTACTTTAGGGACATATGTTATTGCAGAATGCTATAGAGCATTGGATCCTGCTGAATTTGCTAATGTTTGGAATGAAAGATGGTTGAAACATTATGTGACTGCTTTATTTCGTAGACAATGGGGACAGAATTTATCTAAATTTTCCGGAATGTTGTTACCTGGCGGGGTTTCTATTGATGGTCAAGGCATGTACGATATGGCAATGCAAGAAATTAAAGATCTTGAAGATGAATTAATAACATTAGCAGCTCCACTCTCATGGTTTATGGGCTGATACTATGCCACGGAATAAATATTTTACAATGGGTACTACTTCCGAACAGAATGTTTGGGAGGATATTATCATCGAATCTTTAAAGATTTATGGTCAGGATGTTAGATACATTCCAAGAACTTTGATTGCTAAAGATGAAATACTTGGTGAGGATAGATTATCGCAATTCAATAGTCAATATCCAATAGAAGCATACTTTGAGAACATAGATAACTTTGAAGGTCAAGGGTCATTCATCCAAAAGTTTGGTCTTATGGTTGAACAGTCTGCTACTCTAGTAATTGCTAGAAAGCGTTGGGAACAACTGATTGGAATATACGAAGATACCATTCTTCCAAATAGACCTTGTGAAGGCGATTTGATTTACTTTCCATTAACAAAAGGATTGTTCGAAATCAAGTTTGTTCAACATCAGGATCCGTTCTATCAAATTGGAAAACTTTATGTTTACAAACTCCAAATTGAATTATATTCGTATTCTTCAGAATATATTAATACTGGAGATGATACTATTGATGCATTTGAGACATTAAAGTCATTCGACATTACAGTTAATCCTAATACAGACGATCAACAATCCTATGGCGATAATTCTAAATTTATAGATAAAGCAACTGATGTTATCTTTTCAGAAACAAATCCATTCGGTGAACTATAATGCTAAACAATCCTCCATATTATTTTGGCATTATAAAGAAAGCAATTGTAGCATTCGGACGGATGTTTTCAGAAATCCAGATCGAGCGAATGGATGAAGCAGGTGCTGTATTACAAACCATCAATGTACCAATTGCTTATGGTCCAAAAGAAAAATGGCTAGTTAGATTGGAACAAGATCCAAACCTGGAAAATAACGTCAATACTATTCTTCCTAGAATGGCATTTGAAATTGTTGGTTATACTTACGATGCCTCAAGAAAATCCAACAAGATGACCAAGATTGCTAGTTATGACCAAACTACTTTAAAAACTCAATTCAGTCCCGTTCCATACAATCTGGATATAGAATTAAGTCTTTTAACCAAAACAACAGAAGATGCATTAGCAGTAGTTGAACAAATCTTGCCAGTCTTTACACCAGATTATACACTATCGATTAATGCTATTCCAGACTTGAATATAGTAAACGATGTACCAATCATCTTGAATAATGTAAGTTTCCAGGATTCTTATGATGGTGATTTTCAATCAAGACGGGAAATAATTTATACATTTAACTTTACCATGAAAGTAAATATATTTGGATCCATTACTTCATCTGGTGTTATCAAGAAAGCCAATGTTACTTTACCAAATCAACCATTGGATTATTTTGTTAAATCTAATGTACCTGATACTTTTATAATAGATACATGGTCAAATAATACACCAACTGGATTCTAATGTTGATACACGAGCTTGCTCGCAACCATGAACGCAGTGAATGGTTGAACAGATTAATACTAATATTGACCTTTTAATTCGCTCACTGCGTTCACGAATGGTGGATTGCTCACTGCGTTCGCAACCACTTGACTACTAGATTATTTGGTATTTTTCCAGCCCTACATTGATGGTTTATATAAACTGCGCCGTGTAGGTCCGATGCAAAAACTGGAATTCTGATAAAGAAACATCCGACCTGCGAATAATATTGAACTTTATCGTCCATGTCTGCATTGCAAGTTTTGCTATAACGGCAGACGTATTTGTAGATTGGCTACTACAGGGTACAGGAAAATTCCCGATCCTCATCTGGCAGGGGTAGGTTCCTGCTCATGCAACTGGTGTCCCATTGTCCAGTAATTATATAGGCTATGTGATAATTATATCTTATTTATACGAAAAAGTAAACACTAATTATGGCTTCTTTGACATACAATTCAAATCCAAACCTAAAATCTATTGGTGTTTCTGTCGATTATACGGAATACCAAGTCCAAGAATATGTAAAATGCAAATCCGACCCCATATATTTCATAAGAACTTACATAAAAATCATTACTCTTGATTATGGATTAGTTCCATTTGAACTATTTGATTACCAAATAGATTTTATCAATACCATTCATAACAATTCTAGATCAATTGGGATGTTTCCGAGACAGCATGGGAAGTGTGTCGGCAAAGAAACGATATATAAGGTACGAAATAAAAAAACTGGAGAAACCTTAAATGTCACTGCTGAAGAATTCCATAAAATGCAAAGAATGTGATGATGTATTTATACCACGCCATCATAATGCAAAATTCTGTTCAGATAATTGCAAATCAAAATATCAAACAAGAAATTATCGCGCGATGAAAGCCAAGAAATCTTTACTAAAATATCCTGATGGTTCTGATCCCTATAATTATAGTGAATGCGCATTATGTGGATTCAGATCATATAATCTTGGCACTCATCCATTGTCCCATGATATGACTCCTGGCGAGTATATAACAAAATATGGTCCAGTTCACAGTCAAAAGGCAATAGATAAGATGAAAGGCGATAATAATCCCTGGCATAATCATGGAGGAAAATTATCGCCTTTTAGTGAGAAATTTATAAAATATAATGAACTCCCCGAGAATGAGATGTTAGAAAGAATAACTAACACTAAGAAAAAGGGGGTTGTCACTAAGAATATAAACAATAATGATAACACTAAGATAGAATATTACACTTCTCGAGGTATGACTGTTGAAGAAGCAAATACTTCCTTGTCAGATAGACAGAGAACTTTTAGTTTGGAAATATGTATTGCTAAACATGGCAAAAACAGAGGTCGGGAAATCTGGACTGAAAGACAGTTGAATTGGCAAAAGACACTATTGAGTAAATCACCAGATGAGATTGAATCTATAAATAGAAGTAAATCTACAAAGATAAATTTTAAATCTTTATGGAATAAAGATCTTACTGATCCTGGCAGTTTTTATATCATTCAGATTTCTGAAAATAAATATAAGATTGGAATAACCTCAAAACCGACAATATATCATAGATATCATAAAGAATATCTGTCGAAATACAAAGTTTTATTATTTGAAGCAGTTGATTCTATTAAGCACGCTTTTTACATAGAACAAATATTAAAATTTGATTACAAAGACACTATACGCAAAAATGATTATGGTAGTTTTGGTTGGACAGAAGTTATTGAAGAATCTGATATTTCTAATCTTATGGCAAAATATAATAATCTTTCATCTAAAGAGTACTGTGAGAATCTTTTTAAGGAAACCTATAAAAGATGAGTCTTTCTGATAATGTAACTAGAAAATTCGTAGAATCCATCAATGTTTCGGATTGGGAAGTTGAAACTGAAGATGGTTTTGTTGATATACTATCATCCAATAAAACTATAGAATATGAAGTATATGAAATAATATTAGATACTGGATTACGTCTTAAATGCGCAGATACACACATTCTCATCGATTCCGATTATAACGAAATATTTGCCAAGAATTCATTAGGTTGTCATATAAGAACTAAGTTAGGAAACTCTAAAGTCATCCGATTAGATAATTTGGGATATTCTGAAAATATGTATGACTTATCTATAGATTCCGATAAACATACATTCTATACTAATGACATTCTATCTCATAATACAACCACGGTTGCCGCTTATCTTGTCTGGTATTGTGTATTCAATGAAAGTAAAAATGTAGCTATGTTGGGTAACAAAGTTGCTGCTGCTCGTGAAGTTATGGCACGGTTTCAACTTATGTATGAAGAACTTCCAATATGGCTTCAACAGGGTGTTGTCGAATGGAATAAAGGTTCAGTAGCTCTAGAGAACAAAAGCAAAGCATTTATTGCTGCCACGACTGCGTCTGGAATTAGGGGAAAGTCAGTTAACCTATTATATCTTGATGAACTGTCCAGCGTACCTGGCACAGTAGCTGAAGAATTCTTTGCTTCAACTTATCCTACAATCTCATCTGGTGAATCTTCAAAGGTTATTATAACATCAACACCAATTGGTTTCAACCATTTTTGGAAGATGTGGGATGAAGCAGAACGAAATATAAATGGATTTATTCATAAACGAGTTGAATACTGGGAACATCCTTTACATAATGAAGTATGGGCAGCCAAACAGAAACAACTTTTAGGTGAAATTAAGTACAACCAAGAAGTTTTGATGCACTTTCTGGGTTCATCTTATACACTTATTGGTAGTGATGTAATGTCCAAAATGAGACCTATTTCTTATATACACTCCAATAATGGATTAGACATTATTGAATATCCAATACAATTCCATAGTTATGTTATGGTTGTGGATACATCAAAAGGTGTTGGTGGTGACTATTCAGCATTTACAGTTATAGATGTTACCCAACTTCCATATAAAGTTGTGGCAAAATATAGAGATAATAACATAAGTCCACTTCTATATCCAAATGTCATCTATAAAATTGCTAATGACTATAATGAAGCATTTGTACTTATGGAGATAAATAGTTCTGAACAAGTTAGTTATATTCTCCATGCAGATCTTGAATATGAAAATATACTATCAGTTGGAAGAAATTCCAAAGGTCAATGTATTTCCGGTGGCTTTGGTGGGCAATCAAGATTAGGTGTCAATACTGATAAGAAAATAAAGAGAATAGGTTGTAATAATCTTAAAACACTAATAGAAGAAAATAAACTATTAGTATATGATGCTGATATCATTGCAGAATTCTCGACGTTTATCGAATCGAAAGGTTCTTATGCAGCCGATGATGGATATCACGATGATCTTGTCATGACATTGGTCCTTTTTGCATGGTTAACTACAGATCCATATTTTACTGCACTTAATAACATTGATATGAGAAAGTCAATCTATGAAGATAGAATGAAACTTATAGATGAACAGATGGTGCCTACTGGTTGGTTGAATGATGGGAATGAATCAGATAAAGAAATCATGATGAATTTCTGATTAGTATAAATAAATACAGAACCAACTTTTACAATGTGATCTACAAATTTATAATAGATAATTTTAACCTTATTCCTAACGGAGACACACATGCCAATCCAATTATCTCCTGGTGTTGCAGTTGTAGAGAAGGATTTTACTAATGTTGTACCTACAATAGCATCTTCTGCAGCCGCAGTTGCTGGTGCTTATTCATGGGGTCCTGTATTAGAACCTACTACTATCTCATCAGAAAACGAACTTGTTGCTCAATTTGGTAAACCAACTGACACCAATGCTCAATCATGGTTTACTGCAGCAAACTTCTTATCTTATTCTAGTAACTTATTAAACATTCGTACTGGAACTACTGCTCAAAGAAATGCGGTTTCTTCAGGCACTGCTTCTACCATCAATAACAGAACAGTATACGAACAAAATTTCATTGCTGGTACAGGCACAATTAAATTTACAGCAAAATATCCTGGCGCATTAGGTAATTCTATTGCAATTGCTGTTGCTGATGCTGCTACATTTAAAGCAGTTACTCTTTCAGGTACTGTTACTACTTTAACATCCGCTACTACCTTAACTGGTGGAACTTCAGGTGCGGCTCAAACTAAATTCTTAACTGAATTATATGTTGGCGCTGTTGTAAAAGATTCAACTGGTGCTACTGTTGGTACAGTTGCTTCAATTACTTCTGATAGCGTAGCTACTCTTTCTGCTAATGCTACTATTGCATTAACAAACGGTGCTATTAAAGCTGATTGGCAATACGTAAGTCAATTCTCTACTGCTCCTGGCACTTCATCTTTTGCTACACAAAAAGGTGCTACTACTGCCTCTGATGAATTGCATATTCTTATTATTGATTCTAAAGGTGAATGGACTGGCGTTCCTGGAACGATTCTTGAAAAATTCCCATTTGTTTCTAAAGCAGCTAATGCTAAAACCGATAACGGAACAAGCAGTTACTATAAAAACGTATTGAATAACCAATCTAACTACGTTTGGTGGACTTCTAAATTAGCAACAGATTGGGATACTACATTAACTAGTGCTACAGTTTATACTAATCTTACTGCTTATGCTACCTACCAATTGACTGGTGGTGTTAGTGACTTAACATCAACTTCAGCAAATCAATTAGAAGCATACAATTTAATTGCTAACCCAGAATTATATCCTATTGCTTACATTGCTGCTGGTAAAGCATCATCTGCAACTGTTACTTCATTAATTAGCAACATTGCTGAAGTTCGTAAAGATATTATCGTATTTGCTTCTCCAGAAGATACTACTGGCGATATTTTAATCGGTAATGGTTCCGATATTACTGCTAAAGTTTCAGCATATCGTGATGCACTTCCATCATCTTCTTATGCTGTTCTTGATTCTGGTTATAAATATCAGTATGACAGATATAATGACGTTTACCGTTGGATTCCATTAAATGGTGACACTGCTGGATTATGTGCTCGTACAGATGGCACAAATGATCCTTGGTTCTCTCCTGGTGGTTATACACGCGGTCAAGTTAAAAATGTAGTTAAATTAGCTTACAATCCAGATAAAAGTGCTAGAGATGCAATTTATAGCAACGGCATTAACCCAGTGGTTTCTTTCCCTGGTCAAGGTGTTGTGTTATACGGCGACAAAACTCTATTAGCTAAACCATCTGCTTTTGACCGTATTGGAACTCGTAGATTGTTCATCATTCTTGAAAGATCTATTTCAGTTGCGGCAAAATACCAATTGTTTGAATACAATGATTCTTTCACAAGAGCACAGTTCAAAAATATGCTTGAACCATTCTTGAGAGATATTCAAGGAAGACGTGGTATTACTGATTTCCAAGTGGTTTGTGACACGACTAACAATACAGCTGCTGTAATTGAAAGTTATAACTTTGTTGCTGATATATACATCAAACCAAACTACTCAATCAATTACATCACATTAAACTTCATCGCTACTCGTCAAAGCGTTGAGTTCTCAACTGTTGGTGCATAAGGAGATATAAATGGCGCAAATTAACGATTTCAAGAGCACCTTAAAGGGTGGCGGTGCTAGAGCTAATCACTTTAGAGCAATGTTATCAATGCCAAGTTGGGTTGGTGGTGGTTCTGGTTTATTAGCTGCACAAGAATCTCAATTCTTATGTCATGCAGCTCAGTTGCCAGCTTCAAATTTAGGTACTATTCCTGTACAATACCGTGGTCGTGAAGTTCATAT